GCATGCATGTCTTGACCGCCCCTCGACCAATATTGAATATTTTTGGAAGCAGAGACTCACCAATTAGCAATCCTGGTTCTGATAGGGAAATAAACTATTTAACATTTTTTGCTGGCAGAACACAACCAACAGAATTAATGAGAGGTAATCGTTCTGAAGATGAACAACGTGGTATTTTTCATTACTTACTTGGAAAAAACAGAGGGATTGTTAAAACAATTGAGTTATCAAAAACAGATTCTAAATTCTTGAAAGAATTGCGTTTTGAACAAGAGGGGTACCTTGGACTAGAACAGTTAAGAGAAATTTACGATATCAACGCGACAACATATGCTAATGTTCATACGTTCCCTGGAACTTATATTTTTGTGGATCCACGCGGTTTTGCTCCTAACTCGATAATTAATGGCGAAAGCTTCGACTTGACACAGTTTGGAATAGGGGGGTATTGTATGATTATTCGCTCAACACACACATTTGGACCTGGCACCGCCGAAACTTCTATTACCGCTAAGTGGGTTGCTTCTATTGATGGAACCGGCACAGCACAAATTCCCCCTACTAAGGACGAAGGAGAAACAGAGACTGCTGTTGATAGGAGCTACTACGTGGAGAAGTATTGTTCGGACATCGCCGGCGCAGCTGCAGCGGAGCGCGCTGCTGGATCGCTCGATTTGGGGTTTTTAGACGGCATTGTAGACTTTGACATGAAAGCCGTTGGTGAGTTTTTTGATGACTTAGCGAAGAAATTCGAGGGTGCCACCGGCATCGATATTCCAATGATTGGAGACTAGAGGGGGCAAAAAATGTCAGTTTATTATAGTGAATCAAATGATGAATCAACAATGGATCTTTATAGAAAAAAAAATGTATACAATGGCCGACTAATTGATGATTATGGGAGAGAGTATCTAAACTTTACTGATTTTAATCGCGGCGAAAAGTTTTTTTACGGAAGAGTAAATCGTCTTTTTGTCCCAATCAGTTATAACAACGGAATTGCTTTAAAAGCTTTTAACTCTACAAATTCGCCAGAATTAGGATTTCAAGCTGCCAATTTTGTCGTGGATGCCTTTGAGGCACTAGCTCAACAATTTGAGAAATGTACATTGACAGGAAAAATTAGCCCCGCTGATCGCTTTTTGAGCAATTTGCGCGTTTATAAGGCCTATCAAAAGCCAGATGTGCTATATGGCAATCACATACAAACACATTTTAACGCAATTGCCGATGCCTTGAGGGCGAAGAATGTAAAAGTTAAAGATTTTGGCGAGTTCATGAGGGAGCTTAGCACATTGCTGATTAAGAGTGCGCATACGGTTCCATTCACACAGACTGCCTATATGAAAAGTAGACGTTGCTCAATTTTGTCAACTGGCTTGGCCTTAGAAATAGCAGATTTAGATGTCACAAACGATGAAGAAAAAATAACACAATTTATTGAAAGCCCTAACTGGGAATTTTATCTTAACGCCTGCAGAAGTTATGGCTTTATGGTTGATCGTGCTGTTCCGTGGCGACTCGTGGCCGACATTGGATCGTCACACATGCTTAAATATGCGACTGTATACGGCATCCCCAGCACCAATGCGGTTCTATCTAGAGGATACAGGCCTACGCATTTGAAGTATTTTGAAAATTTTAGATTTTGGCTTCTGCAGTTATATAATCAAGTTAAACTGCCGCTTTTTTCAATACGCGAAGACTGTCAAGGAGTTACGGTATCAAAAACAATTGTACCTCAAACATATTCCATGGATGAGCTTACACAGACCTATTCTACAGTATATTTTTTGGAAGCGTATTGTAGAATCAGGCTTTTAGAGGAAGAATCTAAATTTAAGCGTTTTGAAGGAGATATATTGGTAGATGACACAGTTGAGTTATATCAGGCAAAAAACCTTTCGGCGGCTTTAAATAAATTTGAAAAAATTGTCAATAAACCATTTGACTATCGCGGTTCAATAAGTTATACTAAGAAGTATCAACAAGCTAGAGAAAAAGTACGGAGAAAACTTGATATTTCAAACACTGGACGATAAGTCCGAATGCGTGGGCACATACGTTGGTGGAAAATTATATTTTGATGAAGTTCCTGCCGGCTTAACAAAAACATGGAAATACACAGGATCGATCACAGATCCCAATGTGGAATATGCATGGCTACGTTGTGGTGGTCAGTCATTAAAGCAAGTGTGCCCTGAAGACCTGATTGAAGAGTGGCGCCGTCTCCAGCGGAGATTTGAGGCCTACTTGAAATCTTTTAGAATAGGCAGGATTAACATGCGAGAACATTGTTTCTATGATCTCGTACCAAAGGACTTTCTACAGCAGTTTTGTGAAGCAAAAAATAAAATCACGGAATACGTTTTTGAGAATTATGAAAAACCTGAGAATTACGAACATTTAGATAAAGTTCAGAAGTTGCTTTATAAAATCAAATACCGTGACTTGAATATCACTGGAGAGAATAGCAAAACCTTGTTTTATTTGACTCATATGCGTGAACGAGCACAAAAATTGTTAAAAGGGCCCCAGCATGTAGATTATAATTTGTTTGGCACTGTGACCGGTAGATTGGCTACAAATACCAGTTCTTTTCCTGTTCTCACAATGATGCGCGAGTTGAGAAAGCTTGTGAAGCCACACAATGATTGGTTTATTTCATTGGACTATAATGGTGCGGAAGCACGGACCTTTCTTGCGCTAGCGGGGAAAAGCCAACCGCAGGAAGATATCCACGAATGGAACAAAAATAACGTTCTTCGAAAAAAAGACTTGACAAGAGACAAGATGAAGACTATATTCTTTACATGGCTATATAGTCCCGATGATAGTGAAATTTTAAGAAATAACGTCTATGACAAGAAAGCGGTCTTAGAAAAATATTATGTTGACGGACGGGTAAATACGCCTTTTAAGCGAAGTATTATTGTGGAGGAAAGAAAGGCATTGAATTATTTGGTGCAAAGCACGACAGCCGATTTGGTGCTTGACAAGGCCGTTGAAATTGACGAATTCTTACAGGATAAAAAGTCGTTTGTATCACATGTTGTTCATGATGAAATTGTATTAGATATGGCCGATGATGAGCGCGAATTAATTGTAGACATTAAGAAGATGTTTACAGAGAATAGTTTAGGAAACTATCTTGTTAATCTGAAAGCCGGAAAGAACTATTTAGACCTGGAAGACCTTAAAATATGATATCTGTTATTGGGCTTGGAAATGCTGCTTCGGCTATTGCAGAAAAGTTTTCTGCTCCCTCAAATTATAATGTATATTTGATGAATGATAAAATAGCTCGTTCGTCCAAATATAAATTTAAGCTAAAGACATACGAGGATCCAGAAGATTATGAAAAGAACGTCCCGAATGTGAAAAAGTTTTTTAAGGACATTGATGATCACGTTCAATTTATTATTGTCGGCTCTTCTTACAGTTCGAATTATTCATTGGGAATTCTTGAGCAAATTAAAGATAAAAGAGTGGATGTATTTTACATAAAACCCGATACTGAACTTTTAACCGGGGTTCCTCTCCTTATAGAGAGTGCGGTATTTGGCGTTTTACAAGAATATGCCCGTTCTGGACTACTTAATTCAATCACGTTCTTTTCAAACCTAAATCTAGAAAATATTTTGCAGAATATCCCTGTTAAAGAATACTATGATACATTGAATAGCTCCATTTTTTCTACCATTCATTATTTGAATTATTTTGAACATTCTGAACCTGAAATCGGTCAAGTTTCAAGGCCAGCGGAAACCCATCGTCTTAGAACAGTGGGTATGCTGGACATGAAAAATCTTGAAGAAAAATGGATTTTTGACCTTGACATCGACCGTGAGCTATGTTATTATATGTGTATCAATGAAAAAAGATTGAAAGAAGAGGGTGGGCTTCATCGAAAGCTTGTTAATATACTAAAGGAAAAACCAAAAAATGCTTTTAGAAAAATTTCATATGCTATCTATGAAACCCCACTACAACAAGACTTTGGGTTTTGCGTTGCCCACACTAACGCAATCCAAAAAAACTCTTGACTTGCTTAGTTGAGAGTGTTATACTAGAACAGTAAGGAACGCTTATTGTTCACTCATAAACATCAAAAAAAGGAGATAAATTATGGGAATTGATATGGAGCTAATGCGCCGAAAGCTCGCAACACTACGCGGCGAAAACACTAACGGAAACTCTGTCTGGTTTAAGCCAGATGAGGGTGATACGGATATTCGTATCGTTCCAACGAACGACGGAGATCCATTGAAGGAGATGTTCTTCCACTATAATGTAGGAGATCATCGCGGAGGCATTCTTTGTCCAAAGCGCAACTTTGGCGAGCATTGTCCCATTTGCGAATTCGCTTCTACGCTATGGCGTGAAGGAAGCGATAACAACGACGAGGAAAGCAAGAAGCTGGCGAAGTCACTCTTTGTTCGCACTCGCTATTTCTCACCAGTCGTTGTAAGGGGTCGAGAGGAAGAAGGTATCAAAGTCTATGGCTATGGTAAACAGGCTTACGAACTTCTTCTGGGTTATATCCTAGATCCCGAGTATGGAGATGTCACAGATATCACTGAGGGTACGGACATCACTCTTACTTATACTAAGCCGACTAAGCCCGGTGCGTATCCTCAAACCAACCTCAAGATGCGTCGTAACACATCGGCTTTGCTGGAAGACAAGGATGCGATCCCCGCCCTCCTTGATGGCATGCCTGATTTTGATTCTCTATTCGAGCGTCAAACTCCAGCGCAAGTTGACGCGATTCTTGATGAACAACTCGCGAGTGATGGTTCCGCTGAGAGTCGTTCATCTGAGACTGCTAAGTATGGAAGCGCTGATAACAGCGTTGACAAGGCTTTTACCGAGCTAATGACTGGTAAGTAATTGAGGTTAGTCCCGCAGGGAGGCATGGGGAACAGATGCCTCTAATTTTTTATTAAAACATGCTGGAGGGCATATGAGAGAAAAGCATAATCATGGTGCGTCTCGCTCTGGAAAGAAAAGCGAAGACCGTGTAACGATAGTTACTGCAGAGAGCGGATTTCAACATTTGAGGCTTATAAGTGACTTTAAAAATTCAATTCATAAATATGATGGAACCGTTCGTCTTGAAAAGCCAGAAAAATATACACTCGCCAAGAAGAAGAGAACAAATCATTTTTTCAGCGATGGCCTGATAAACAATCCTAAAAATAACAAAGGCGCTATATTAGAGTCTAAGAATTCCAACGCCCATGGAACTACAGAGGAAAAGGTTTTTTATGACCTTCACAAGATAAAAGATGGCGTTTATGGCGATAAATATCCATTGGTATATCTTTTCCAAGGATCTGTGTGTGAGGACGTAAATGAATATCGCTTATTTGCAGATGAAATAAAACGCCTAAAACTCCCTGTACATGTGGTTTTCGATTCCACTTCAGACTTGAGAATCTTTAGTACGTTCATGGAGAAGCTGTTATCGTGAAACCTATCAAAACTAAAGGCGTTCGCTACCTGGGCAGCAAGGCCAAGATCGTTCCTCTTATTGTTGATGTGATTGAAAACTTGGACACAAAGGAGAAGACACTTATCGATGTGTTCACTGGCACAACTCGTGTCGCCCAAGCTTTTAAGGGCTTGGGATATGAAGTTATAACAAGTGACCTTTCCTGGGCATCTGAAGCATATAGTTGTGCAATGGTCTGTAACAATGGCAATATTGAACACTTACAGAAGTACATTGACGAACTTAACGCTTTGGACGGCTCCCCTGGTTGGCTAACAGATAATTACTGTGATATCGTTAATGAGGCCGGCGCACGTATTCAGGTTTGGAAGCCGCACAATGGAGCCAAAGCAGATGCCATTCGTGAGAAGATTGAAACATATGATATCCCTCACAGTGATAAGATGGCACTTGTAGCTTCGCTTATTTTTGCACTTGACAAGGTTGACAACACCGTGGGACTGCAGCAGGCGTACTTGAAGGGGTGGAAGAGCAAGAGAGTAAATGAAGAAATAAAGCTTTGTTTGCTGCCAGTCCCCGAGGGCCCTGCTGGTACTCATATTGTCGGAGATGCTTTAAAGATTGATTATCCCCGTGCAGAAATAGCTTATTTAGATCCGCCATATACACCGGCGGATTATTCAACCTACTATCACATTTGGGATAGCATCACTCGCTGGGATAAGCCTGAAGTTACTCTTAAGACTAATCGTCGTATTGACCGGTCCAAGAGCAACAAAGAAAAGCGAGACAAAGATATGATTAGTCCATGGTATAGTAAAAAAACCGCTTATGAGGCAACTTTACAATTAGTTGACAGACTTCCGGTTAAATATGTGGTATTCTCTTATAGTGATGAAGGGCTTATCACTATGGACCAAATGAAAGAAATGGGCTCTAAGTATAAGAGTTTTCAGATTTTTAAAAAGGAGCACACTCGACATGTTATGTCTAGAATTGGTGCTGGTGGAGCAAAGGCCGAGAAGGCAAATAAAAAGAAGAATGTAGAGCATGTAATTGTCATTGAAAAAGAAAATGAATGGCCCAAGGCTCTATCTCATACTGGATGTGGAGGCTATTATAGCTCTAATCCGTGCCGCGCACAAACATGTAATCCGGAGCATGATTATTGCTCAGAACACCAAAAACAACTTGACATAGCCCCAATAATTTGATATAGTAATAATACAAGGAGGATATCGATGGCTAGAAAGGCACAAACAAAGCCCGGTCGTGTAGCAATGCAAGACCTGATGAAAATCGTCAACAAGAAGGCTGGCAGAAATGTAGCCCATGATTTAACTGGCTCAAACCCGACACAAGTAAAAGAATGGATTCCCACTGGCTCGCGCTGGTTGGACTCAATTGTTTGTCGTGGCCACGTAGCAGGCATCCCTGTTGGAAAGATCACAGAACTGGCCGGATTAGAGTCTACAGGCAAGTCATACATGGCTGCACAAATTGCAGCAAATGCTCAGAAACAGGGAAAATTAGTTGTATATTTTGACTCGGAGTCAGCCATCGACCCTGACTTTTTGGAACGCTCAGGGTGCGACCTAGAGCGCTTAATGTACATCCAGGCAACGTCTGTCGAGTTCGTTCTAGAGACGATTGAAGAGCTACTTGGAGCGACTGATGAAAAGCTTGTTTTCATCTGGGATTCCTTGGCTTTGACGCCTGCCATCTCTGATATTGAGGGCGATTTTAATCCTCAATCATCAATGGCAGTAAAGGCTCGCATTCTGGCAAAGGGTATGTCAAAGTTGACTATTCCGATTGCAGATCAACAAGCTACTTTCCTGGTTTTGAACCAGTTGAAGACAAATATCCCGTCAGGGCCTATGGCTCGTCAAATTGCAATGGTAACGCCTTATACTACCCCTGGTGGAAAGGCTATGCACTATGCCTACTCTTTGCGTATCTGGTTGACAGGGCGCAAGTCAAAGAGTTCCTTTGTCACAGATGAAAAGGGATTTCGTATTGGATCTGAGGTAAGGTGTAAGCTAGAAAAGTCTCGCTTTGGAACACAAGGTAGAAACTGTACTTTCCGCATTATGTGGGGTACCCGAGATATTGGTATTCGCGATGAGGAAAGCTGGTTTGATGCCATTAAGGGTTCAGATTATTTGACGAGCGCTGGTGCGTGGTACACGCTCACAATGCCCGATGGATATACTAAGAAGTTTCAGCCGTCTAAGTGGGGTGGCCTGATTCTCAATGACTCAGAATTTAGAGAAAAGATTCTCCAACTGATGGACGAAGAGGTTGTGAGAAAGTTCGATGAAAGACTCGGAAACGCAAAAGATTTTTATGAAGAAAATGAATAAAACAGATAGATAAAACGTCTAAGACTATAGAAAAGGAGAACCATCATGTTTAAGAAACTTATTCCAATTATTTTTATGGGCCTTATCGGCTCTAGCTCGGCTTCGGCTGCAACATTTGATATATCAAAACACGGTCCGTTGGCATCTTTGTCTGCGGTCACTGGTATTCATCACGGCCCACCCCGACCGCCACCACCGCCAAAACCTCACCCTCGTCCGGTACCTCCGACGCGAGCACAGGTTATTGCAGGTGCTGTTGTGACGACTGTGATAGTTGCTGCCGTGGTCGCTGTTGTGATGATTGGTCCCAGTGATCATTATTATCATGACCATGGCGACCCAGGCGATCCAGAGCTAAAAAATAAATCACAAAAAAATGAATAAAAATGATCTTTGTCCGTCTAACAAATAAGTACCTAGGAGGAACCTAACATGTTAAATACTTTTATTTTGATGCTAGCACTCGCCAGCAATCCTGCTGAGGCAAAGAAGCATCACCAGCATAAGCATCATGAACGCCCGAAGGCTGTTCCAGCTGCTCATGTAGCGAAACCCACATACCGTCCGACATATCATCATCACGCTCGTCACGTCTTGGTGTGGCAGTGGCGCGCCGGATATTATGATATCTATGGCCACTGGAATCGTGGAAAATGGATTTTGACAGTAAAATAAATTTTTAAGAAAACTACTTGACTTCGGCCTCCCAAACAGATATAATAGTTATACGTTTGGGAGGTTTTTTTTGCTTGAACACAGGCAATGCGCGGAATATGATACGCAGTCAGCAGATCGATATCACAAGTATAAAGGTAAAGTTAGCCGCTACATGGATTTGGCCAAAAGAGTAGCTAGCCAGTCGGTGTATCCAGAGTACAAACATGGCGCTGTCCTAGTCAGGGGCGGCTCCATTAGAAATACTGCACATAATAAAAACAACTTTTCTTCTTTCGGGAAGAGGTTTCAAAAAGACCATAATGGAAGGTCCACTGTACATGCTGAGTTGGGTGTTATTTTGGGGCTTGATCGTGCTATTACAACTGGTGCAACGGTGTACGTTGCAAGAATTGGAAAATGTGGGGAATACAGGCTAAGCAAGCCGTGTTCGATGTGTCACGCTGCTATGAAGCACGTAGGCATTAAAAAGGTGGTGTATACCATTGATGATAAGATTGTGGGGAGCTATAAACTATGAAATATAAAGTAGGACAATTAGTAAAAATAATAGACGACGTATCCCCTCCCAATGTATACTATGTAGGACTTATTGTGGGTGCGTGGAACGCAGACACCTATGAAATCCTATGTGTAGGAGACAAGGCACCAGAGGTGTTTTTTGAAAGTGAAATTGTAGGAGCAATTGAATGAAAAGAGTTTTGATTATTGATGCATTGAATATGTATCTGCGGGCGTATATTGTAGATCCTTCGATCTCGTCCAATGGACAGCCTATTGGAGGCCTAAAAGGATCGTTAAAGATTTTACAGAAGCTTGTGAGAGATACGAAGCCCGATCATGTAGTGATCGCTTGGGATGGTCCAGATGGCTCGCGAAAGCGCAAGACTATGGACAAGAACTACAAAGAAGGACGCAAGCCTATTCGATTGAACCGCGCCTTTCATAATTTATCAGAGGATGAAGAGACAACAAATAAGGTATGGCAACAGAGTAGGTTGATTGAGTATCTAAATGAGATGCCGATCATTCAGACAATGCTGCCCGAAATTGAAGCAGATGATGTTATATCCTATATTACTCAGATGCCTTACTACAAGGGATGGCAGAAAGTTATTGTTTCAAACGATAAAGACTTCTTTCAGCTGTGTGATGACGAAACTGTATTAATGAGGCCAGTAAAAAAGGAGTTGCTAAATAAGAATCGTATTATCGAACAAACAGGTGTCCATCCAACAAATATGGCCCTTGCGCGAGCGATTATCGGAGATACTTCAGACAACCTGCCGGGTATTAAAGGCGTTGGATTCGCTACTGTTGCAAAACGGCTTGATTTTTTATCGGAGGAAAAAACTTATACAATTGAAGAGGTTATAGAACATTGTGAGCATGCAGATAGTAAACTTAGATTTTTTCCCAATGTTATCGAGGGAAAGGGACTTATAGAGCATAATTACAAGATGATGCAGTTATACTCTCCTCAGATGTCTTTTCAGTCAAAAAAGGTGGTAAAAGAGGCTATTGAAAGCTTTGATTTTACGTTTAATAAAACAGAGATTATTCGCATGATGCGCGATGATGGATTTGGAGAATTAAATCTAGAGGATCTTAAAACTCACATGAACAAGACCGTTAGAGAATGTGGTTGACTTTCATGGTCAACGTGTTATAATAAACAAGAGGGCATAAATGACAAGAGAGGGCGCAAGCTTTGGGAAGTATGGTAAAGCTTTCCAAGAAGGGTTAGTACAACTGATTTTCGAAGATCGGCCATTTGCCGATCAGATAATGGAAGTGTTCAATACAAACTTCCTAGAGTTAGAATATCTGAGGGTGTTTGTACATAGAATTGTTGGATACAGGGAGAAGTATAATAAACATCCCTCTGTGGACGCTATTATAAGCATTTTACGCACTGACCTAGAAAAAGAAGACGAAATAGTCCAGAAGCAAGTGCGCGATTATTTTGCCAAAATACACACAAGAGAGCTTACAGATACAGAATATATCAAAGAAGCTTCATTGGATTTTTGTAGAAAACAAAACCTTAAAGAAGCTATGATGAAATCGGTCGGGCTGCTTCAGACGTGCTCTTTCGATGAAATTTCAAAAGTTATTAATGATTCATTAAAACTTGGTTCAGAGACAGATTTTGGTCATGATTTTATTGCTGATTTCGAAGAACGATATAAGCCTAAGCACCGCCGGCCAGTGACAACCGGCTGGAAAGACATCGATGGTTTATGCGGCGGCGGTTTGGGGCAAAAAGAAATGGGTGTAGTGATCGCCCCCACTGGCGCCGGTAAATCGATGGTATTGGTCCATCTCGGTGTCCAGGCGCTAAAGGAAGAAAAAGTAGTAGTTCATTACACCCTTGAATTGCCCGATACTGTTATTGGCAATCGCTATGATAGTTGTATTACTGGTTATCCTCTTTCCAATTTACCAAACTTTAAAGAAGATATTTATAAACAAATTAGTCAGATTGATGGTAAACTAATTGTAAAAGAATACCCCACTAAATCGGCGTCAACTAACACAATTCGTGCTCATCTTTCTCGGTTAATTAAAAGAGGAATAAAGCCTGGTATGATTATTGTGGACTACGCTGATTTGTTAAGGCCCATTGTCATTAGAAAAGAGAAAAGAAACGAATTGGAATCTATTTATGAAGAGCTTAGAGCGATTGCTTCTGAATTTAAGTGTGCGCTATGGACAGCTTCCCAGACGAACCGATCTGGGCTAAACGCAGAAGTGATTACAATGGAACAAATTTCTGAAGCTTTCAATAAATGTTTTGTAGCCGATTTTATTTTTTCTATCTCTCGTACAATCGAGGATAAACAAAAGAACCAGGGAAAGCTTTTTATCGCCAAAAACAGAAACGGCCCAGATGGTATTGTATACAATATTTTTATGGACACTTCTAACGTGAATATTAAGATCGCCCCAAAGATTGTAGCGTCACAAATTCCATTGAACCCAGTGGCACTCGATCCTAAAAAACAACAACAAGTATTACAGCAAAGATATGAAAAGTTCAGAAAAGGGAGAAAATAATTTATGAGAACTTCGCAAAACATTCGCAGATTTCGTTTATCAGATGTGTTCATTGACCCATATAGAACACAAGAGGTGCCATGGGGCCCTTTGGGATATGTTACTTTTAAACGCACTTATTCCAGGCGCTTGAATGAGTTTGATTCAGATGCGGTAGGCACTGAAGAGTGGTGGCAGACATGCCGCCGGGTCGTTGAAGGTATGTTTAATATGCAAAAACAACATGTCATTGATAACGGCTTAGAATGGAATGACGCAAAAGCACAACGAACCGCCAAGGATGCATATGATCGTTTGTTTAATTTGAAATGGACGCCACCTGGACGTGGGTTGTGGATGATGGGCACGAAGTTTGTTGAAGAAAAAACAGGCGCTGGCCTTTTTAATTGTGCCTTTCGATCTACTAGAGAACTCTCCTCCAAGGGAGGTTATTTATTTTCTTGGATGATGGACGCCTTGATGGTTGGTATTGGCGTGGGGTTTGACACTCTGGGCGCAGGTAGCGTTACAATTACAGAACCACAATACACTAATGATGTTCTTGTGATAGATGATTCTCGTGAAGGATGGGTGGATTCGGTTCATTTATTGTTGGATGGTTTTTTCTCCGGAGCAAAAGTTCCTAAGTTTGATTATTCGGCAATTCGTCCCGAAGGCGCTCTAATTCGTGGGTTTGGAGGCACTTCTAGTGGGGCTGCTCCCCTTAAAGAACTGCATGAAAATCTTATAGAACTTTATTCATTAAAAGTGGGCGAACCTATTAGCTCTGTTGATATTGTTGATACTGAAAATTTAATTGGGCGTTGTGTTGTGGCGGGAAATGTACGTCGATCAGCAGCTTTGGCCATGGGAACTCATGATGACAAGCATTATCTTCAAATGAAGAATGATCAAGAAAAGCTCTATCACCATCGATGGGGTTCCAATAACTCTTTTGTTGCCGAAGTAGGAATGGACTATACGTGGCACGCAGAGCAGAGCCAGAAGAATGGTGAGCCAGGATATATCTGGCTCAATAATGCACGCACCAGAGGAAGGTTTAAGGATCCTGAAAGATACGATGACATTAACGTTGCAGGGTTTAATCCTTGTGTTGAGCAGCAGCTTGAAGATGGAGAGTTGTGTTGTTTGGTTGAGACATATCCTGCCAAGCACGATTCTTATGAAGATTATTTAAAAACTCTTAAAATTGCATATCTTTATGGCAAGACTGTTACGCTTACAAACACACAGTGGCCAGAAACAAACGCGAAAATGCTAAAGAACAGAAGAATAGGACTTTCTCAATCGGGGGTTATTCAGGCCTTTAATAAGTTTGGGAGAAGAACAATGTACAAATGGTGCGACGAAGCCTATAAATATATTGGAGAGCTAGACGAAGAATATTCTAATTGGCTTTGCATTCCAAAATCAGTTAGAACAACATCTATTAAGCCTTCTGGAACAGTTTCACTATTGAATGGCTCAACGCCAGGGATTCACTTTCCGGAGAGCGAATATTACATTCGTCGTATTCGCTTTTCAAACCAGTCTGGCTTACTTGACGCACTAGAAAAAGCGGGCCATCATATCGAAGATGATGAATATTCTCCTAATACAAAAGTGGTTTCATTTCCGGTTTATGAACCATTTTTCTTGAAAGGAAAGAAAAATGTCAGCATGTGGGAGCAACTAGAAATTGCGGCCCAATATCAACATTATTGGGCGGATAATTCGGTTTCTATCACAGTAACTTTTAATGAAAAAGAAGCTCACCAGATTAAAGATGCGCTGGAAATGTATGAAACACGCCTCAAGGCTGTTTCATTTTTAAAATATAAAGAGACCGGATATAAACAGGCTCCCTATGAGGAGATTGATAAAGCCTCTTACGAGAAAATGATTAAAAAGATAAAACCGATTAAGAACATAGAAGACGAAGAGGGGGGAAGTGGAACAAAGTTCTGTACAAATGATTCATGTACTATTTAATAGGAGGTATAAATGAATTTCAATCATCTCTTTGATCAAAAGAGGATAAAAACAATAGGAAAGTGCCAACAAGAATGCCATTGGGGCCCCACGGGTAATATTCGAGCAATTATTGGCGGAAAAGTAAACATTACGATGTATTGTAAACATTGCTCTTGTCGTGAGGATCTTTTCTTAACAGAAAATGAGTTCAAGATGCATAAGAAGATTTTAGAAGGGGAGGTAGGCATTGTTTAAGCCTGTTAATCGATACGTGTTAGTAGAGCTTCTACAAAAGGAGCAGACGGGAACTAATAGCGGCATTGTTCTTCCAGATAGCTTTAAGCCCACCGAGGAAAGGCATGCTATTGTGACGGTTTTGGATTGGGCCGACGATGTTAGATTTAAAAATATGTTGTTTACGGATTCAAAAATTATTATTGATAAATCTATGTTAGAAGAAATAAACGTGGATGAAAGTAAATATAATGTAATCCTAGATAATTACATTATAGGGATATTATAAGGAGCATATTGATGGACAAAGATTTTTATAACGAATCATCGGCCAAGAAGCTTGGATGGGATCCGACTTGGTTTGGTGAGAAGTATTTTGACGATAAGCTCGTGAGGGCTATCAAAAAATGGCAAAAGGACCGAGAACTAACGGCTGATGGGCTATGTGGACCAATGACATTTCGTCGTTTATGGACAGAAAGACAGGCAGAAATTGATGAACACAAGCCAGATGACCCAAAGTATTCTAATTATATTGTATACAATGGAAACTGCCATCCCATTGAGTGGGACAAGGTTGTTTTATGGTCAGAAAGAGGTGGTCATGCAGCAGATAAGGGCCATTATTACGATTATACCGGCAGGCCTGCTCGAAAAATTCGTTATTTTGTAAATCATTGGGATGTTTGCTTGTCTGCTGGCTCTTGCGCTAGAGTGTTGGGAAAGAGAGGTATTTCAGTACATTTTCTGATTGATAACGATGGCACTATTTACCAGACTTTGGACATGCAACACGCGGCATTTCACGCTGGCTCTTCGCGAACAAACCGTGCGTCAGTTGGCGTCGAGATATCAAATGCTTACTACCCCAAATATCAGGAAACTTATGTTAAAAGAGGTTTCGGGGAAAGACCCATAGTAGAAGATGCCTGGGTCCACGGAAGCAAGCTTAAGTCGTTTTTAGGCTTTTACCCCGCTCAGATCGAAGCCCTACAAGCTCTATGGAAGGCAATTCATGGAGCGACTGAGATTCCTTACGAAACACCTCTAGGTCAATTTGGAAAAACTTCAACGAAATATGAACAGGATGTGCCATACGGTAAATTCTCTGGTTTTGTTAGCCATTACCACATTAGCAAGAGAAAAATAGACTGCGCCGGTTTAGATATTAAGGCGCTTCTGGACGAGGTAAAGAACGAGGAAGAATAACTATGTATTAATATGTTATTCATATTATTACTGTTTTCTTGTTTGAGTACCACGAGTTATCCTTTACATTTTCTAACCGCTAGCACTTATGAAATATTTGCGCTTGGAAAGCCAAAACAAACAGGCGTATGGAAAGAGCCACCAGTGGTAAAAGTTTGCAAAGAATTAAATATTTCTTACACCAGGGTTCAAATAGCTATCGCCTATTGGCGCAACAGTGGATACGAGTTTGATGATGTGTGGTATAATTATGATTCTCCCGAATGTTTTGGCGCAGACTATGGAAGTGATATAATAATAACAGGAGGCGATCAGGCATTGCCTGAAGATTTTCTGGCTGTGACGCGCACTTCAGTAAGAACTACAACAGGATATATCATTAAGGCAAAAATATTTATTAGACAAAAACACGTTAATAGGCCTCGCGTTTTAGAGCATGAACTGGGACACGCACTGGGCTGGAAACATTACCCTCAGAGTATGCATATAATGCACCCAACATGGGAGAAGGGCGGGTACGACAATGAACACTTAAGGAATGTAAATTGAGTTTTGTTTTTGAATATGATAATGTGGTGATCGGGAGCAGTTTGAAAGCGGTCTTGTTTGCTTTTAATAATCGTTTTCCGTTGATTCACACAGATGAACAGCGTCCTTTTAGGTTTGATTACTTAGAATCAAATCTAGATTTATCTTCTATTAAGCTTGATAACCAAGAAACGATATTAAAAGCTTTCAAGGGCGATAAGGTGATTGGGGTGTCCAAAGAAATACTGTGGGAAAGGTTGTTATTCTTTCTTTCGCTCGATGGAAAGAACCCCTTTTCTAATCTTTGTAAGAACATGCGTATAGGAGATAACACAATTATATGTTCCAACGAATACTCAAAGATAGCAGAGATTAACTTTAACACTTGTTATTACTTTGGCGATCCAAAATGTTTTGGTTTAAGAGAGAAAGTGGTTGCGAAACAGAATTATATATGTTATGATTGGATAGCATTCAATCGAGGAGGGAAGCATGATGTTGATTACATCAAACTAGAAGACGACTTCGTTAACGAGGTGTGGTTCTATCCTTCTGACAGAATTGATGGAAACACGCCCGTAAAGGATGCTTGTGTCGTTTCGCGAATTAAAGAAGAAGACATCTTGGATTTTGATTTTTCCGAAACAATGGCACGATTTAAACTAATTTCTGAAATAGAAACCCGAGGTATGAAAGGAGTATTTAATGGGTACGGACCAAATGGAAAACCAAAATATTATAAATTTAGAACAACATCTATCGCAAGAACAAAACATAAAGAGAAAGATCCGTCGTGGGAAAGGCAAGATTCTATCGAGATACCAATACTTAAAGAAGAAGATCTACTCAGAGATCTACATTCGGCTAGTATGGCCTACGATAGATTTTTGAGGCACTTTTGACGGCCATTCCCCGCCATTCTCATATGGCAGGCATCATTCCAGTAGCAAATCTTAAGACAGATTTCGATATGGATATTCCTGCTGTGATGATGCCCGTGGATGCTGGTTATACAGCTATTCAAAAGGCAGTCTTC